AATCCGACTTCGATAATCTTTTTCCTGAAGAATAAGAGGCCGCAGCTTTGGAATGAGAAGCTTACGATTGCGGGCAACGCTGATGGAGAAATCAAGGTTATTTTTGAGAATATGCCAAGACCGGAGTAATGGAAAAGCGTATTGTAATTAAATATGAGCCGAATGACAGGCAAAGAATTTTTCATAAATCATCTGCAGATGAATGTGTATACGGCGGAGCGAAAGGCGGCGGGAAATCACACGCTTTGGTAATGGAAGGCGCGGCATATGGGTTTGAATATCCCGGTGCTACAATATACTTTTTCAGAGAAACTTATGACGATCTTGAAGCAAATATTATTAAAACATTCCGCACTTATATAGATAAAGAGCTTTACTTATTCAATGAGCAAAAGAAGATGGCGAGGCTGATAAACGGGAGCGAGATATATTTTCGATATATGTCAAACGATATTGATGCCGACGGATACCAGGGACGAAGCATCGACTGGATTGGAGTTGATGAGCTTACAAAGCACAGCGAATATGCTATCCAGGTGCTGCTCTCGTGTCTGCGTTCGCCGAAGGGTTTTCCGACGAAGTTCCGTGCAACGTGCAATCCGGGGGATAAAGGGCATACCTGGGTGAAGAGGCGCTATATAGAGGCTACGAATTACGGGCAGAAGACAGCTGTGGACGCTGTTACGGGCAATACCATTCAATTTGTGCCGGCAAAGGTTTATGACAATAAGGTACTGATGAAAAACGACCCTACATATGTAAGGAGGCTTGAAAATCTGCCGGAGGCAAAGAAAAAGGCTTTTCTGTACGGTGACTGGGATATATTTGAGGGTCAGTATTTTGATGAATTTAAGAGGGCAATTCATGTGTGCAGACCGTTTGTGATTCCTAAAAGTTGGACTGTATACAGAGCTCTTGATTACGGGCTTGATATGTATGCGGCGTATTTCATAGCAGTGAACAGATGGGGAAAGAGCTATGTATTCCGTGAGATTTGGGAGGAGCGTATGCTTGCAAGGGATGCAGCAAGGCTTATGAATAAGCTTACAAATGAAGAGGTTTATGATACGTTCGCTCCGCCTGATTTGTGGAATAAGAGTTCGCAGACGGGTGAATCGTTTGCAGATGTATTTGCTGACGAAGATATTTATTTGCATAAGGTGGATAATAGCAGGATTATGGGCTGGGGTGCGCTTAAGGAGCAGCTTAAATCGTATAAGCTTCCTGACGGGAGTGAGACGGCGAATCTTGTGATTTTTGATACTTGTCCGAATCTTATCAGGTGTATGCAGGAGATTCAGTATGATGCTAAAAATATAGGCGATGTGGCAAAGGATCCGCACGAGCTTACACACGGACCAGATGCAATCAGGTATTACATAAGCGGGAGACCTTGTCCTGTACATACTGTTCGTGCTGAAAAGAGGGTACTGCCAGCACCGCTTGTTACGGGTGATGATATAGATAGAAGCGAGGTGTTTGTATATTGATTAAGGAGTGGGTTAAGAAATGTATGCGGGAAGCTTTGAGGGAAGTGCTTTCTGAGTTTGAGAGTGGGCAGCCTTATAAAGCTGAGGCTGCAAGAGAATATGAAAAGCAGAATACTGAAACAGAAAACAGCGGTGAATTTAAAGGTATAACTCGTGAGATTTTCAATGAGTGGGTTTATGGAGAGGCAAATAATGAAAAAAACTAAAGTTTGGAGCGAATGGGAAAAGTGCAGAGAGTACAGTGTGTCAATGGGTTTTAGTGATGATTTTCCTGAGATTACGAAGTTTAAGGAGGGTGACCAGTGGCCGCGAATTACGGTAAGGACAAAGCATCTTCCGAGGCCTGTATTTAATATCACTGAGATGTTCATATCACGCAAGAGGGCAAGTGTTACGAATCAGACTATGAATATAAATTATAAGGCTTCGGAAGTAAATCTTATGAATGACGGGGAAAAAGAGTTTGTGACAGAGGGAGCACGGCTTATAACGGGGTACACAAAGCAACTTCTGGAAGATATGGATTTTGATGATTTGTCGAGTGACTTTATTGACGATGCGGCTACTTACGGTACGGGTATACTTCATTTCTTTTGGGATAATTCTGTAAGCGGCGGTGAACTGTCGAGGTATGTGGGTGATGTAAGAGGTGAGACGATAGATCCGCTTGATATTGGATTTGCACGGCCGAAAGTGAGGGATGTTCAGAAGCAGCCGTATATAATAATACGCTCAAGAGAGACTGTGAGAAATGTGCGTGCTTTTGCAAAAGAAGTCGGACTTTCGGAGGAAGAAATGAGGAATATTGCTGCAGATCAGGATGAATCGGAGAATGCTTTGGGCGGCAAGCAGGTGTCAGATGATGATGACTGCACGGTCCTCACGAAGTATTACAGGAAGGGCGGCGAGGTCTGCTATGACAGAGCAACTAAAAGTGTTGTTCTTATTTCGGGAAGATTTTTGACACCGAGCAGCAATAATACGGACGAAGAAAAAGAAAATGTGATTGATGCGGGTGCGGAGAGTATCGCGGATGATGTGTCAGGTCCTGACATTCCGCGTAAGGAAGATGAAGATGCAGGATATAAAATAAGTCTTTATCCGATTGAAGTCATATCGTGGAAGAAGCGGAAAAAGAGTATTTTTGGTGTAGGTGAGGCAAAGGATGTTATTACGATAAACAGGGCATATAACTTTCTTAAGGCGATGCAGATTCTTTCTGTGCAGGACACAGGCTGGCCGAAGACGGTGGTTAAGAAGGGTATGCTTGAGGGAGAGATTACAAATGCACCGGGCGAAGTGCTTGTTGAAAGGGAGGCGGGCGCAATAAGGCATCTTGTACCGCCGTCTCCGACGAGCGCAGCTTCTGCGATTGCGGAGGAAATATTTACGATGTCAAGAACTATATCGGGTGTTACTGATGTATCTACGGGTGAAAATATAGGCTCAAACATAGCCGCTGCGGCTATTATAGCGCTTCAGAATCAGGCGCGGACGCCTATAAGGGAGATACAGAGGAGATATAAGAGCAGTATTCGCCGCATTGCGAGGATTCTCATTGAATTTTATAAGACGTATTTTTCCGTTTCGAGAAATCTTATTATGTCAAATGCACTTGGAGAAGATGAAGAGGTGGAATTTACGGGCACGGACTATGCGGGTTTTGATTTTAAAGTGTCAATAGATGTCGGAGAAGCGACAGAGTATGCGGATGAGCTGACTATGACGACGCTTGATAAGTTTTATGACAGAAAAGAAATTACGCTTGAGCAGTATATGGAACTTGCACCGGCAAATGTGGTGCCTTTTAAGGAAAAGCTTAAGTCTATGATTTCTGCAGAAGAAGTGTCTGAGGAGAATGAGGACAAAAGCTCTGTACAGGAGGTGGATTTTAATGCAGTGTAAGGTATGCGGAAATGAGATGTTTGCGGAGCGGGTATTTGATGAAGAGGGTAGGCTTACAGATACATATTATACTTGCGTTAACAGAAACTGCGCTGAATATCTCAAGCCGGATGAGGCAGCAAATACACAATTTAAGACTGCAGATCATGAAAAATGATTGGCATAAATTTAGCTTTGGGAAAGCGTATAATCCCGGAAAGGAATAATAATGAATGAATTTGATGACGGCGTAGCAGTTGAAACAGGAGAAGTAGATTATACGGATTTTGATGATACTGCGGAAGGTGCAGCCGGCCTTCAAAATGATGAGGTTACGGAAGAAAACGGACATCAGGAGGCAGACGATAATGTACAGGAAAATGAAGCGCAGAACGGAACAGAGAATATCCCGAATGATGTTTGGAAAGCGTCGAGACTTCGCGCTGAGAAAGAAGCGGATGAAAAATATCAGAAAAAGATTGATGACTTTTACAGGCAGGTGTATTCAGGGTATGTGAATCCGTTTACGGAAAGAGCAATAGAAAGCGAAGCGGATTATATTGCATATACGGAGCAGGCGGAGAAGGAAATGAGAAACGAAACTCTTAAGGCTTCGGGTATAGACAAGGATTTGCTCCTTGAGGTGATAGGGGAACTTCCTGAGATGAGAGCTATTAAAAAGCTTCAGGCGGCACAGGAAGAAAAATTTGCGCAGGACTCGCTTCTGTACTGTATATCTGAAATAAGCAAAATAGATCCTTCGATAAAAAGCATAGAGGATCTTGAAAAGTCTCAGAACTATGAAAATTTTAATGCTTTTGTTGAAAAGGGATATTCACTTAAGGATGCGTTTATCCTTGCGAATTACGAGAGGCTTTCCGCAGGTACGGCTGCAGCGGCGAAGCGGGAGGCTATTAAAAAAATTGCAAAGAACGGAGCGTCTTCTCCGGGAAGTCTTTCGGGAAGCGGGAACGATAAGTCTATGATTGACTTTGAGAGTATGTCAAACGAGGACTTTGAGTCGTATTATGAAAAGGCTGTGAGGGGAGAACTCCGAAAGAATTAGGAGGTAAAAAATTATGGCAACTGTAAATACTATTGCGAGTTTGACGGCGGAAAATAAAACTTTTTATGAGAAGACTCTTCTTTCGAGGCTTGTACCGAATTTGCTTTATGCAAAGTACGGTCAGCACAAGCCTATTCCGAAGAATGAGGGTGATACGATAAATTTCAGAAGGTTTAACAGTTACAGTGCGGCGACTACTCCACTGACCGAGGGTAATACTCCGTCGGGTCAGACGATGAGTATTACTACAGTGACGGCCACTGTGCAGCAATACGGTGACTACACACTTGTATCGGACAAGCTCGATATGGTAGGAATTGACCCTGTGATAACGGAAACTTGTGCTCTTCACGGTGAGCAGGCAGCGCTTACAATTGATACTGTAACAAGAGATGTGGTAAGAAAGGGCACAAATGTACTGAGACCGAGCAGCAGAGCGACTGCGGATGCAGTGACGACATCAGATAAGCTTACATCAAAAGAGATTAAGCTTGCTGTAAAGAAGCTGAGGGATGCGAGTGTAAAGCCTGCAGAGGGTAAATTCTATATCGGCATAATAGATTCTGCGACGGCGCTTGATTTGCAGGAAGATTCCGAATGGCAGGATGTATCGAAGTACAACGGTGGTCAGAGAATTATCGAGGGTGAAGTCGGAAGCATACACGGTGTAAAGTTTGTCGAGACATCGAATGCGTACAGGGAGGAAAATGCAAGCTCGGTTGTTGTTCACAGTACGATTATTTTCGGCAAGGATGCTTACGGTGTATGCGATGTAGACGGAAAGAGCAAGCCGTCTGTAATTGTGAAGCCGCATGGCTCTTCCGGAACGGAAGATCCTCTTAATCAGAGAGCCTCTGTCGGTTGGAAGACGCTTTTTACGGCAGTGAGACTCAACGAGAATGCGATAGTAAGAATTGAGCACGCTGCTACAGAATAGGAGGAGAATTATGAGTGATGCAAAAAATGTAACAATGAGCGATGTGGAGCTTGAAAAAGCGGAAATCGAAACGGCTATTAGCGATGAGATTTTGGATGAGGGGGTACCTGCGCCCGAAGAAGAGTCACCTGAAGAGGAAGCGCCAGAGAAAGAAGAGACGGCATTCGAGGAAGAAAAAAAAGAGGTTTCTGCGAAAGAGGAAAAGAAGCCTCCAAAGAAAGAGGAGAAGAAGCCACCCGCGAAAAAGGAGGAGAAAAAAATGCAGAACAGTCCATATCCGACGGAATACGGCGAGATGATGAAGATTTGTGTGCCAAAAGACAAATTAAATCCGAGCGACGATATTATCCCGGTACATATAAATAATTTCTCGTGGAAGATAGTACGCGGCGAGCCGGCGATGGTGCCGGAAGCGGTTTACGATATGCTTCATGCGGGAGGATATCTTTAGTATATTGAGGGAGTTAAAAACTCCCTCTGTTATTTGGAGGACATTATGAGGCTTGGTGAACTTAAGAACGAGATTATGACACTCGGATTTGAAGAGGCTGCCACGATGTCGGACAGCGAATACAGTGTAATCGTTGCGAACGGTATAAACAGGGCTATTCAGCAGATTGCGCTTGAAGTGCTTCCTGTAACGTCTGAATTTGAATTTGTATTTGATGAAAATTCTGCGCACTTAGGCGGATATGTTGTATTTGATACGGTAAAAATTCCGGAATACGAAGAAGGCAATTACCTCGGTGTACAAAATGTAATGTTTATGGGTGATGGAGAGACTGTATTTGAGTCACCTTTTAAAGAAGCGTCGGGAAGAATTTATTTAGAAGATCAAGGGTACGGTACTTTTTATATAGAGTATAAGAGGCGGCCCAATTTGGTCTCGGCGTCTTCGGAGGATGATACGCTTATCGATATGCCCGCGCCTGTGGTCTTTATGTTAGCACCGCTCGCGGCGTATTACATATGGCTGGACGATGATGCGGTAAAGGCAAGTATGTACAGAAACGATTACGAGCAGCTTAAGGAAAGTTATTTTACGAACCGCGGCGGCGGTAATTTTTCACTTGAGCGGGTTTTTTCTATGTAGGAGGTATGTATGGGTAAGATAAATGTTCCGGCTGCTCCTGCGCTTAAGATGACGAGATACAGCAATTTCTGCGGTGTTGATTTTTCGCAAGATTCGTCACTTGTAGAGAGAAGAAGGTCACCGATGGCTGTAAATTTAATTTCAGATAACGGCGGGAATCCTGTAAAGAGGCTTGGGTGGCGGTGCCTTTTTCAGCTGGAGGCTCCCGTACATAATATTTGGTACGGTGATATAAATGGAAATGAAGTTATAGTATGCCATGCGGGAAGCAAAATCTATAAGATAGATGAGGAAAACAGCGGAGCAACTGTAATCAAGGATAATGTTTCAAATGTAGGTGGATGCGGATTTTTCTTCAGAATGGGAGATGTGGGAAAACTTTTTATTTTAACAGGCGGAGAGTATCTTGTTTATGACGGCGAGACTGTAAACGATGTTTGTGAGGCTGCGTATGTGCCGACTATAGTTATAAGCAAGAATCCTGACGGCGGCGGCACTATATATGAGTCTGTGAATTTGCTTCAATCGAAGCGAAGTGAGAGTTTTCTCGGAAATGCGACAGCAAAGGATTACTATTTGTCGGCAAATGAGATTGATGATTCGGAAGTTACAGTGCGTGTACAGGGAAGCGGTGGCTGGAGCGATCTTACGGAGGGCAGTGATTATACTGTGGATAGAAAGCTCGGCAAAATTTCTTTTACATCGGCGAAGGTGCCTGTAATAGTCGGTCAGGACAATGTGATTGTTACATATTCAAAGACTGTTTTGGGATATGCAGACAGGATAAAGAAATGTACGGTATTTGCTGTATATGGTCATAATGCATCGAACAGGGTGTTCCTTTCGGGCAATGCTGATTACAAGGCGCAGGATTGGTACAGTGCGGCCTATGATCCAACGTATTTTCCTGATACGAATTATTCTGTTATCGGGACGAGTGATACGGCTATTATGGGATACAGCAAGGTTGGGGAGTACCTCACGATTGTGAAAGAGGATAATCAGCAGGATACCACTGTGTTTTTCAGATACAGCAATATACTTGACGGTAAGACTGTTTTTCCTGTAAATCCGGGTGTTTCGGGTATTGGGGCTATAAGCAGAGGCTGTTTTGTCAATCTTGGGGACGAGCCGCTTTTTCTTTCTCGGAGAGGGATATATGCTTTGGTATCGACTCTTCTTTCTTCTAAGTATGTTACGAGGAATAGGTCGTTTTACGTGGATAAGAAGCTGACTGTTGAAGAGGGGCTTTCGAGGGCTGTTGCCTGCGAGTGGGAAGGATACTATCTTCTTGCGGTGAACAGCAGGGTTTATATTCTTGACGGCAGGCGTAAAACTTCGGATTCGTTCGGAAATTCGGATTTTTTATACGAAGCATACTATTGGGAGAATGTACCTGCGGTATGCTTTCTTTCTGTGGGCGGCCGGCTGTATTTTGGGACAGCTAACGGGCGCATATGCAAATTCAACACTGATGTGCGCGGTATGTCGAAGTTTAATGATGATGGGGAGTTTACGAATGTCGGTGGCGAAGCACGGTATGTTTCGGGCGGTAGGCCCATATGTGCGCAGTGGGCGACGCCGAACGATGCGGACGACGGTGTGCAGTATTTTAAGACGATGAATAAGAAGGGATGTCTTGTTGTTTTGTCGCCGATGACGCGTTCTTCCGCTGACTGCTATTTTGTGGTTGACGGGAATCCGGAGGAGCTCATAACGAGCGATACGGTTGATATTTTTGACTGGGATGACATCGACTTTGAGCGTTTTACTTTTTCGACGAACGAAACGCCGCAGGAGGTGTATTTCAACAAGAAAAAGAAGAAGTATAAGCGTCTTCAAATAGTGATAAAAAATGAGGCGCTTAATGAGGGCTTCGGTATTCACGAGATTGTGAAGACGTATTCTGTAGGGAATTTTTCTAAGAACAGGAGGCTTTAGATGGATAAGATTACGCAGGCTGATATTGCGGAGGTCTACGTTCAGGGCGCGCCGACGAAGCTTTCGGGTACGGCGCAGGAGAATAAGCGTGTGTTTGATAAGCTGCCGCTTATGCTTGCAGAGAAAATCAATAGTATTATTGATGAGTTTGCGGGCGAGGGCGGTGCATCTGATATTTCGGGGAGTTACCGAGGGGCGGTGCTGACGCTGCAGGCGATTTTTAATGAACTTGTGCGTGAGATTGACGACAGGTATACGAAAGCGGATATTGACATTATTGTTGCTGAGAGTATGGATATAGACTGCGGCGATTTTGAGCCGGATCTTCTTTCACACAGTATGGACGTGCACGCACACAGTAATATGGTTGTTGATGTGGGAGGCGGTGCGGCACGCTCGGCGGTATCTGACCTTAAGGCACATATGACTGACGAATATGCGCACGGCAATATTGTTATAGACGGAGGTGATTTGTAGATGGCACAGTTTATTGCTATAAAGAGAGGGCTTCAGGAGAATGTGGACAAGCTCGTTCTTGCTGTCGGGGAAATGGCTATTGCAAGGGATACGGGTAATGTGTACATAGGAAGTGACGCGGGCAAGGTGCACCTTAATCCGACGGGTGGCACGGCGGAAGAGGCTGAGAGGCTTAAAAACTCACGTAAATTTTCGATTGCGGGTGATGTTGTTTCCGCTGTTTCGTGGTTTGATGGTACGGGAAATGTGACTTTGCAGGCGACGCTTGCTTCTGTGGCGGGGCTTGCTCCGGGGACGTATACGAAACTGACAGTTGACGAAAAGGGACGTGTTACGGGCGGTGCGCAGATTGCGGTGTCGGATATTCCAACGCTTCCGGTGTCTAAGGTAGAGGGGCTTGGTAGTGCAGCGGTGCTCGACGTGGGAACTTCCGCAGGGAATGTCGTTGTTGTCGGGGCTGACGGTAAGATTTCAAGTGCTGTTGTGCCGTCTCTTGCTATTATGGACTTTTACGAGGCGGAGAGTGAAGCGGCGATGCTTGCTCTTAATTGTCAAAAGGGTGATATCTGTATAAGAACGGATGAGCCGGGGACATTTATTTTGACAAGCGAGCCTGCGGGAAGTCTCTCAAACTGGAAGCAGCTTCTGACGCCTGACTGCAAGGTGCAGTCTGTGAACGGGAAGACGGGGATTATAGTGCTTTCCGCATCTGATGTGGGCGCGGAGCCTGCGATTAAGAATGCTGGTATCAAGGCGGCAGCAGCTGACACTGATACTGTTGTTGTGGTCGAGGGAAGTACAACGAAGAGAGTATCGTTCTCGGCAATAAAGACGGCGCTTAAGTCGTATTTTGATACGCTGTACAACAAGTATGTGCACCCGACGCATACGCAGCACACATCGGGGCTTTATAAGGTTGCGGTTGACGGGCAGGGGCACGTTTCGGCGGCATCTGCTGTGACGAAGGCTGATATTACGGCGCTTGGGATTCCTGCGCAGGATACGGTATACACGCTGCCTGCGGCTTCCTCTTCCGTTCTCGGCGGGGTAAGGGTCGGTGACGGGCTTGATGTAAACGGCGGGATACTTTCTGTCGGCGATATTGACGGCGGAGAATTTTAAGGAGGCGGAGTATGGCATATAGGAAATTACAGATAAGGCGGGGAAATAAGGCGGATTTGCCTCAGCTTTCTGAGGGTGAATTTGGCTTTGTGAATGATGAAAATAAATTGTACATAGGTAAGGCGGGCGGAGATGGTAATCAGCTTGTAGGCGGCGCGACGTCGGAGCTTGTTGTTACTTCGCTT